TCTTGTAAGTGGAGGCGTAGCTTTATTAAGAAAGGCAATATTTAAACCAAAAACTAAAAAAGCAAAACAACTGTCACAACAATTACAAGATTCTTATGAGCCTGAAGAGCTTGAAGAAGCCGTAAACGAATTAGTAGAAATTGTTGATGCTAATACACAAGTAAATAAAAAAGGTAAAGCAGATTTAAAAATTACAAAGTCTAATCTTGTTACTGAAGCATCAAATAATCTGGCTTCAAAAGAAGTTTTTGTAACCACAAATGCTTTAGAAGATATTTTAAAATTAGACAATATCCGTGAAGGCAGTGGCGGTAAAACCAATAGTTTATATGATAGCTTGGTTCAACTAGCCGCTTCAAAACTAGAAGAGCCTAGCTTGATGGGGCAGTTTGTTGGAGATATAGCAGGAGCCGCAACACGCGGTGATCGTGCAACAGCCTTGGCTACAGGACTAAAAACAGCAGGGGTTGCAGGAACGGCGGGAGCTTTGTTAAGTAATCTAGACCGTCTTCCACAGTCAGTTCAAAATGTTTATGCAGATTTAAATGCTACTGAAAGAGAACGGCTAGATAAAGAATTTGGCGAGGCCTTTAAGAAAGGCTTAGACGAATTTATTTTTATTGATGATGAAGGTAACAAAAGGCCTATTGCAGTTAAGCTTGCCGCCGATGATAACCCTGATGTAGTTTATGAAAGGGTTGAAAAAGGTCACGGAGGCTCATCAGGCGTAGCAATTCTTATGCCAGCAGAGTACGAAGAACCGCCCAAAGATACATATAATAACGTCAGTACAGAAGAAGAAAAAGAAGAAGTTGAGAATATGAACTCTGATGGTGAAATGGAAGAAGAGTATCTTGACTATGTAGCTGATGAAATCTTAACTCAAGAAGAGCAAAATTACTTATTTAAGGCTTTAGACGAAGATAACAAACTAGAAGAAATCTTAGATAAAGTAATGTTGAATGCAACAGAATTTACTGGTTCTGGGGAAGTTGATGGCCCCGGCACTGGTGTATCAGATTCCGTACCCGCAAGGCTATCGGATGGTGAATTTGTATTCACCAGAAAAGCGACTGATCAAATCGGTGCTGACAAACTCCAAAAAATGATGGACGATGCAGAACGTGAATTTGATCAGCGTAAAGGCAAAGCTAACGGAGGTGAAGCTGGCACAAACCCGTTTGTTAATCCTGAAGAAATGTCAAACCCTTTAAATAGGTTTGAGACGGACAAGGATGACGAAAAGGACGTTGAACGCCAAATGCTTTACTCAAGCCGTATGCCTAGCCTAATGAACCGATAAGGCTACCTAGAACTCTAGCCCCTTATCATAATAACAACCTTGAGGCCACCTTGTAGTATCAAGACCCTGTGCTAAACAGCGCACTAGCACAGCCACCTTGAAAGACAACAAGCCCCAGAAAGGAGAAGTGACATGAACGAAGAAGAGCAAGCAAATCCGTATAATGCAAAAAAGCCTTGGCACAATACTGAGCCAAAAGCTTCAAAAAATGCGGAATCATTATTTTTTGAGGAAGAGGCTACTTCCGAAGACGGAACCCCTCAGACAGATAATCGTCCTCAAACCAATTATAAAAAAAGATACGACGATCTAAAAAAACATTACGATCAAAAAATATCTGAGTTTAAACAACGCGAACAAGAATTAGAGGCCGTGGCCCGATCTGCTCAACCGCAGTATCAACCGCCTAAAAGTGCTGAAGATCTTGAGAGGTTTAAGTCAGAGTATCCTGATCTATATGATACCGTCGAAACAGTCGCTCATATGAGAAGCGAAGAGCAGATGAACGCTCTTCAAAGCAAGCTATCAGCAATTGAAATGCGTGAGGCAGAAATGTCAAAGCGTGATGCTGAACTAGCTCTCAGAGAAAGACACCCTGACTTTGAAGATATCAGGGGTGATGACAGGTTTCACGAATGGGCTAAGACCCAACCTGAAGATATTCAGCGTTGGATCTACAACAACCCAGACAATGTAGCTTTAGCAAGTCGTGCAATAGATCTTTATAAGATGGAAAATAATATTGCAATACAAAAGTCTTCTCGACAGTCACAACTTTCACGGTCTAATGCGGCTGATATGGTATCAACAAAGACTACCGGCGTTGAACCACAGCAAGCCAAGATTTGGACACAACGGGAAATTGCTTCTCTGTCTATGGATGACTATGATCGTTACGAACAGGAAATTGATCTAGCTATCCAAGAAGGACGAGTAGCAAAATAATATTTGTCTTTTTAGGAGATTTTAACAATGGCTTATAATCAATCTGACCAATACTTTGAGCCGTCAACAGATACTAATGCAAACTTTGCAAACTCTGTTTCGGGTCAAACTAACTCATACTTCTTACCTGCTGTCTATTCCAAGAAAGTTCTCAACTTTTTCCGAAAGTCATCAGTTGTAGAAGGTATTACTAACACTGACTATGCTGGCGAGATTACTGCTTTTGGTGACACAGTACGTATCATCAAAGAGCCAGAGATCACCGTCTATCAGTACGAGCGTGGTCAAGATGTAACTGCTACTAAGTTGACGGACCAAGAGATCAACCTCGTAGTAGATACTGCTAACGCATTTAAGTTTATCGTAGATGATATTGAAACTTCAATGTCACACGTAAACTTTAAGGAAGTTGCATCTTCTTCAGCCGCTTACGCCTTGCGTGATGCGTATGACCAAGGTGTGCTTGTGACTATGTTTAGTGGTGTGTCTGCATCTTCTCCCAACCATATCCTTGGTTCTGATAATGCGACTGATCTTGCGGCTGGTACTTTTGATGGTACTGGTAACCTCGACATTGGTTTTGCATCTGGTGAGCACGATCCAATTGATGTTCTTTCTCACATGGCGCGTCTTCTGGACGAAGCTAATGTACCGGAAGAAGGACGTTGGTTCTTGGCTAACCCTGAGTTTTACGAGCAGTTGGTTCAAACCTCATCTAAGCTGATGAGCGTAGATTTCAACGCTGGTCAAGGCTCTATCCGTAATGGATTGGTTAGCTCTGGTAAGTTGCGTGGTTTTGATATGTACAAGACCAACAACATTGCCGCCACTAGCAATGCCGCTGGTAAGTGTTTGGCGGGTCATATGTCATCAACCTGTACTGCACAAACAATTGTGAATACAGAAGTTATCCGTGATCCTGATAGCTTTGGTGACATTGTTCGTGGACTGCACGTTTACGGTTCTAAGGTTTTGCGACCTGAAGCTCTCGTATCTGCTTTCTACGGCATCGACTAAATACTACAGGGGGATGAAATACTCCCCCTTTATTTAAGCTACGTTCATCCTTATGGGACGGAAGTAGGGGATTATCCCCGAAGGAACGCATAACCTTTGGAGGAGTTCGCTATGGAAATTACATACGTATACCGTGGTGTTAAGTACACTGTTAAGCGTTAGGAGTAGCTATGCCACAGATTGGAACAGAACAAAAGCCAATTAGAATGAGTCCTAAAAGACGAAAAACCCTAAGCGGTACATTTTATACTGGTGAAAACAAAAAGAAATATGACTCAAATTATGATCGTATCTTTGGAAAAAAGGAGAAGTAATTATGATGCATGGTGATAAAGAAAAAATGAAGCGCATGAAGAAGATGGACGGCGGTATGGGTTCAAAAATGATGCGTAAAAATAAAAAGCATGGTGGAGCACATCGTTCTATGTATGCTGGTGGTGGACAGCCTTCATACGGCAACACTATTGACACTGCAATGCCGACTACTGGGCCAAACTAATGACTACTCAAGTAGCTCGTAGTGAGTACAAGTCTATTCAAGAAAAAGAAAAGATTTGTGCTGAAATGACTGAGAACCAGTTTCCGTATCGTAAACAGGGTGATATTAAATATCCGAAGTTACGAAACGAGCAGGAGAATCCTGATGCAAGTCGCGGCGCCTAAAGGCTACCACTGGATGAAACATGGCAAAAGCTACAAGCTGATGAAAGACCCAGCGGGTGGCTTTAAGCCTCACAAGGGGGCTTCTAAAAAAGCTAACTTTGAAATACAAAAGGTTCATAAAAAATAATGGCGACTACCTACCTACAGCTTACTAACGAACTGCTCAGAGAAATGAACGAGGTTGTACTAACCTCTAGTAATTTTTCTTCTGCTATTGGGCTTCAAGCACACGCTCAAGATTGCGTCAACAGAGCATACCTTGATATTGTTCTTGAAGAACCTCAATGGCCTTTTCTGTCTGTAGGCGAAAGCGGTTCAACAGACCCGCTGTATGGTAATGTAGCTGTTTCTACCGTAGCTAATCAACGGTGGTATGAACTCAAGGCCGCAAGCTCATCTCTTGCAGATGATTATGGATATATTGATTGGGATGATTTTTATCTTACAACAGTCGGTGTATCAGGTGAGGCGGCTCCTTATGTCAGCCAAAATCTAAAGTTTATAACTTTAGAAGAATGGAAAGACTTTCATCGGATGCAAGAAAATGCAGACGATGCTGAAGACGCTAATGGTGGAGAACCACGACGAGTATTTCGTAGTAGTGATGGAAGAAACTTTGGTTTAAGCCCTATACCTGACAAAGTATACAAAGTTCACTTTTTTGCTTTTAATCAGCCTACACAGCTATCAGCACACAGTGACACAATTGTCTTTCCTGATATTTACAAAACTGTTTTACTTGCACGAGCTAGGTATTACGTGCATCAGTTTAAAGAAAATATTCAGCCAGCCGCTCTAGCACTAGAAGAGTATCGTAGGGGTTTACGTCTTATGAAAAATGCTTTGATGGTGCAAACACCTAAGTACGTAAAAGATGATCGCATGAGGTTTATTTAGTGTCTCAGGCATATGGTCTTTCATGTCGTGGTGGTCTAAATACAAACCTAAACTCTATTGAGATTTTAGGTCAGCCGGGATTTGCCAAAATACTAGAAAACTTTGAGGTAGATCCTGATGGTGGCTATCGTCGCATAAATGGTTTTACAGCTTATGGGGGTGCATCTTCTGCACGACCAAATAGTTCTAATGCTATTTTAGGCATGGCGGCATATGGTGATGGTGTTATTGTTTGCTCTGGCACTGATATATTTTTCAGCAACACTGGGACAAGCTGGTTACAAATAAACAGATCTAGTGTTTCGGGTAGTGGTGACAACCACACGACATTTACAGGCCGCTCAGTTCTTACACGCTCTACTCAAGGCCAATGCACCTTTGCTTTATCGGAAGGCGCTGACTTTGATTATGGTGAAATAGTAATTGCTGACGGAAGTAACAAACCATTTTTATTTAGAATGGAAGGCACGGGAGGTGATGTTAGTTCTAGAACATTCTTTGCGTCTGAGATTACAGTCACAGGAACAAAAGGCGTAAAGTATGTAACGATCCACGACCATCACTTGATTGCCGCTGGAGTACAAGATAACTTAAACACTGTATTTTATAGTGTCTACAATGACATTGATGACTTTAGTGGTAGTGGTTCTGGTTCTGTAGCTATAACAGATCAAGTCCAAGGTATTAAAAGTTTCCGTGAAAACTTAATTGTTTTTTCTAAAAACAGTATTCAAAAGCTTATCAATATTAATGATAGTTCAAATATCCGCATAGACCCAATTACAGAAAATGTAGGATGTTTATCACATTACTCTATTCAAGAGGTAGGAGGTGATCTAGTCTTTTTAGCTCCAGACGGTATTCGTACTATTGCTGGTACAGCCCGTATTGGTGACGTTGAGTTAAGTTCTATATCTAGACAGATACAAGATATTATAAGTTCTTTAGCATCACGAGCAGGACAGTTTGTTATTACAAGTGCTGTAATACGCTCCAAGTCACAGTATCGTTTATTTTATTCTACAACCTCTCAAGAGCCGGGACAAGCTAAAGGCGTCATTGGAACATTTACAGGACAGGGTTTTGAGTGGTCCGAAACTTTAGGAATACAAGCACTAGGTATTACATCAGACTTTAACAAAAATGTAGTTGAAGTTGCTTTTCATGGTGACAAAGATGGATATGTTTACAACCACGATACAGGCGACTCATTTATACATGACGGTAGTGAAGCTAATATCTTAGCGACTTATGAAACACCTGACATTGATTGTGGAGATATAGGCACAAGAAAAACTTTAAAATATATTCGCACATCATTTTCACCGGAAGGAACATTACAGCCAGTTTTAAGGTTGCGGTATGATTACAAAGATTTAAACATACCACAGCCTTCAGACATAACACTATCAACTATTCCCCTTTTAGGAATATTTGGAGATGCAGTTTTTGGTGTGGCTACATTTGGGGCAGGCTCAGATCCCATGTTCCGACAAACAGTTACTGGCAGTGGCAATACATTTAGTATACGCCTACGATCAAACGACACAAGAAGCCCGTATGGTGTAAATGGTTTTTACATAGATTATATGCCATCAGGTAGGAGATAATAATGGCCCAAAGTTATACACGACAAAGTACATTTGCAGATGGCGATACAATTACTGCCGCGTTATTTAACGATGAATATAATCAGTTACTCAATGCTTTTGCATACTCTAGTTCATCTGCATCTTCCACAGGCCACAGACATGATGGTTCTGCTGGACAAGGCGGTAACATTCCTACTATTGGTGATTTAGATTTTTTAAACAAAATTACAATAGACGGCTCAAATAATCGCATAGGTTTTTTTGTAGAAGTCTCTAGCAGTGCAGTAGAGCAGATTCGTGTTCAAGACGGTGCAGTAGTTCCCGTAACAGATGATGATATTGATTTAGGAACAAGCTCACTTGAGTTTAAAGATCTATACATAGACGGCACAGCGCACGTAGACGCGATTAACTTTAATGGCACTGCAATTACTGCAACCGCCGCTGAACTAAACATTTTAGATGGTGTAACAGCTACAGCATCTGAATTAAATATTCTTGATGGCGTTACATCTACAACGGCTGAACTAAACATACTAGACGGTGTTACATCAACAGCGGCAGAGTTAAACATTTTAGATGGTGTAACTTCTACGGCGGCAGAGCTTAACATACTTGATGGCGTAACATCAACCGCCGCTGAACTCAATATCCTTGACGGCGTAACATCTTCAGCCGCAGAATTAAATATTTTAGACGGCGTAACATCTACAGCAACTGAACTAAACTTATTAGATGGTTCTACTGCTGGAACAGTTGTTAATTCTAAAGCTGTTATCTATGGCTCTTCAGGCGAGGTCAAAGGCACTAGTTTTCAAACGGCGACAAACACATCTGGCAATTTGCTGGTCGCTAACGGTTCTGCATTTGCATCAACAGCCGTAGGAGATCTTTCAGAAATATCAACAGTCGCAAATGATGATGTTTTATTGGCTGTAGACACATCTGGTGGTGGTCTTAAAAAGATAGCCAGAAGCACGTTGGTTGCAGGACTAGCAACATCAGGAGCGATATCAAACGTAGTAGAAGACACAACGCCACAGCTAGGCGGTGACCTTGACATGAATGGTCAAGACATTGTTACTACATCTAATGCAGATTTAGAACTGGCTCCAAACGGAACAGGCCATGTAACAATAAAAGGAAATACAAATTCTGGTGCTATACAATTTAATTGTGAAAATAATAGTCATGGTCAGATTGTAAAAGCACAGCCGCATTCTGCTAGTGTTACTAATGAGCTTTTATTACCAGCAGGCAGTAATTCAACGCTTGTATCAGAAATAGCTACACAAACACTCACTAACAAAAGACTAACATCTCCTAAACTAAATGAAGATGTAGCTATTAGTGCAACCGCTACTGAGTTAAATGTTCTTGATGGTATTACAAGTAGCACCGCCGAACTTAACATTTTAGATGGCGTAACATCTACTGCAACTGAATTAAATTTAGTAGATGGCTCTAGTGCAGGAACTATCGTAAACAGCAAGGCTGTTGTGTATGGATCATCTGGAGAGGTCAACGCAACAACCTTGCAGATCGCTGGCACTTCTATCACATCTACTGCGGCTGAACTCAACATTCTTGATGGTGTAACAAGTACCGCCGCAGAACTTAACATCTTAGACGG